TAGCCCAGTTGACCCAGCGGGATTTATCTGACCTAGAGGCTGACCCATAACTTTTGACGCCCGGCTTTAGGTTGGAGCCTTTGGCGTTGTAATGGGCACGCCCAGCAGCGGTCAGACCGCCTTTTGGGTTTTTGTGGACTTTACGCACCGCGCAGGTTCCGAAGCACGCGCTTACGCATCATCGCGTTCTTCATCTTGTCCTGCGTTGCCGCCATGCCCATGCCGGAACCACTGTTCGGAGCCACTGGCTTCTGAACGCGCATTCCACCACTGATGGGCTTGCGACTCATCTTGTTCATTCCGTACATCTCAGTCTCCTTGGGTAGAAAAACTGGGGGCCGGGCCTAAGCCCAGCCCCCTAGTTTCGTTAGGCCGTGACGCCCGGGTTGTCGTCGGTGCAGTACCGGAGCCTGCCCAGACGGTTCGGGGCGACAGCCGCGAGAGTCGCGTACCAGCCCATCCACGCCTGCCAGACCGCTTCCTTCTGCCCGGCGGTAGTCCCGTCCTTCAGGTGGAAGACGGTCCCGTCCTGCGGGGACTCAAGGAAGCCGGGACCCCACTGCTGGAACCAGCGGAGAGCCGACTTGTCGATGGCGAAAACGCTGCCCTTGGGAGCGTCGTCGTCAATGACGACCGGAACCTCACCAGCGCCGGAGGCGACCATGATGGCCGAGTAACCGCCGTGAATCTGAACGGCCTCCTTGTTGGTGAAGCGCTTGGTGGACTGGAAGGTGTCAGCGAGCCTGCGGCGAATGCCACGGGTCGTAATGAACACTTCCGTGTCACCCTGACCGGTCTGACCAACATCGTCCGAGATCAACTCAAACGAGGTCTCACCAGCGGTGGCCGAGGTGCCGGAGGTTCCGACATCACGGACCTGCGCGTTCCAGAACTCGTTACCTGCGGTAGACGAGTCAATGGAGTGCAGCGTCCTGCTGGTAGCAATGATGCTCTGCAGCCCTTCCATCTCGTTTCCACGCGAGCCGGAGAGGTAGACGCCGTACTGGCTGGCCGTAATGGTGCCAGTAGTAATCGTCGTGCTCAGAGTCACCTGCTTGGTCGTGCCGCCAACCAGCGCCGTAACTTCAGCGCCAACGACACCAGCAGCGGCGTCGCCGTCGGTCTTCCGGCGGATGTCAACCGGGTCACCAACATGCAGGTACTGAATGGAGTCAACAGTCAGCGTGTTGGTTGCGGTCGTAATGGCCGTTCCGAAGGTAGCCAGAAGGCCGTCACCGGTTCCGAAAACCTGCCGGTTGATGTCCTTCTTCATGTCCTTCGTCGCGCCCTTGACTTCCGCGTCAAGCAGTTCCACGAAAGCACCCGAGTTGGATGAAGTGGCCTTGATCGCCGCGTCGGTCAGTTCGATTCCCTGATAGTGCCGGGTAATCGGGATGATTGCGTCCTCCCACGACTGCTTACCAGCGGTCGGGAGCACACCGCCGTCGCCCCGCGAACCACGGCCCCGGTTACGGGACTTGTGGACCGGCACGATGGCCTTGCGTCCGTAGTGATCGACAGTGAACTCAGACTGACGCTCAATCTGGTCGATCATGTAGGACTTGTAGTTGAGTTGTTCGACAACCGGCCCGACATACAGGTCCTTCAGGATTGCGTCGGCGGTAGTCAGATTCTGGGTAGCCAAGGGTTTTTCCTCCTAGCCAGTTAGTTGGGTTTGCTGGTTAAGGCGTTCCAGAACCTTCTCCTTGACATTGGCCGAAGTAATGGCATCAGGGGTCATCGCGGCTGGTCCACTTCCTTCTGGAGTGCCCGGCTGCTGAATCTTCTCCTGAAAGAGGTTTGCTTCACCCTTGCCCACAAGCGACTGGTACTTCTCAAAACCAGCCTGCACGGGGTTGTCGGCCTCAACAAACATCTCTGCCAGTTCCAAGACCTCTTGGAGAACATCATCCGACAGGTTGTGCTCTGACTGCAGCGCTTCGATCTGCCCGACTACTTCTGCTTCTGCAGAAGCGAGGGCTTCCTGTTCCTGCTGCGTCATGGCCTGCTGCTCTACAAACTCAGCAATAGGCCCAACCTGCTCCGCTATCTGGTCAGCAAGCAGTTTGGTGAGTTGATTCCGGTCGTAGGGGTCAAAGTCGTCATCGACATCAAGGTCAGAATCAGACTCTTCACCGTCACTCTGGCCTTCGTAAAACCCCAGAGCATCACCGATGGAATCCCACCATTCGTACACTGCCTCCTGCGCCTGCTGGTCACCCTGCTGGGCAGCCTCAAGCGTAGTAGCGAGATTCAGATAACTGCCGACTTCCTCAACATCACGGTCAAAAACACCCAGTTCGTCAAACGGTTTCGTGCGCTCAGAAAGCGACTGGAAACGCTTGGTGAACTCAGCATCCTGTGCCTTGAGGGCCGGGATTACCTGTTCGTGGATTTCGGCTGGAACGCCGTCAAGAAACGCCGTGTAAAGGTCGTTTCCTTCTGGTGCGTCAGCGCCTTGGCCCTCTACGGGCTGTGCGGCTTCTTCACTCATTTGCTTCCTTCCGACTGTGGCTTACGCATACCCGGCTGTGGCAACCGCCGCTACCCTTGGCCGAAAATATGGGCTTGCCCTTGGTCATTACAGACCAAAGGGTACACCAGTCAGTCGGATATTTCCGATTTACTTGATTCTTCTAGTGGATGGTGTTTAGCAGCCTCCCAGTCACCGGGGGATGCAATTTCCATTTCTAGGCGCTGTAGTAAATCGGTTACTTCAGGTGAAGGAGGCCCGGATTCGATGAAAGCCCGAAGCGCGGCCTTAAATTCCTGTTCAGGAACCATCACCGTTCTGAGAAGCCATGCGAGACATTGCTGCTTCTGCCTGCTGCTTGATGATCTTCTCAAATTCCTGCTGGCCCGGAGAAGGCTTGTCTTCATGGCGTGCAGCCTGCGGGTAAGGGACACCGGTTCCGTCGGTGTACTTAGCGGCTTCCTGTTCGCCCGGAGACTTGTGCCCGGTGTCGTTGTATCCCTTGAGAGAGTCGCTGACCTGCTTCAGCATGTCGGCAGCACCGTCGGGCAGGTCCCGGGGCGGGTTCTCCATGAAGTTGTTGAGCGCGTCAAGGAACTTTGCGGTATTTGGGTCAGGCGGTGGAATGCTCACTGGTTGCCCCCTTGGGGTTTGATTTCAGCCTCTGCGGCCATTTCTTCTTCCCTGAATGCTACATCCTGTTCCTGCGCCATCATGTTTTCGGCAGCGTCACTCTGAACCTGCTGGTCTACGCGACCGACGAGGTAGCGCCTGTGTTCAGCAACATGCAGGTCGAAAAGGCCCTTGATGTTCTGGGGCAAGTAGTGGTAACGGTGGGACTTCTGGAATTCCGTGTGCTCTGAGATGTGGAATTCGTGGTTATCGAACGCATTGATCGGAACGATCTGGCCTTCGATAAGTTGCCGGTTTTCACGGTTGACCTGCTTGGCGTCTTCACTGAAGCCCTCAAACAGCCTATCCAGACCGCCCACTTCGTAGTCCTTCAGGAACTTACGCATGTTGCGCTCGTCAATCGGAACACCGTACTGGAGCATAAGAGCCAGCACTTCGGTCATGGCAGCCTGCTTTGCGGCCTTGGAGCGGGGCATGGCTGACCCGGCCTGTACTTCGACGCTGGGGTTGGCTCCCAGCATCTCGCCCCGGAAGGCAAAAATGTCCCAGTTACCGTCGTCTCCGGCGATACGCATGATGCGCTGATCGGTGTTGTACTTAGCCCGGAGATTAAGAATCTTGGTTCCCAACTCAGCCAACGACTGCTCCATCTGCTGGATTTCCGGGCCAAGACGGGTCTCATCTGCTTCCTGCAATAGGTTGATAGCCGACGCTGCGGTCACGCCCGGGGGGACAGTTGCACGGGAGACTTCGTGCATGCCCGAAATTTCCTCAATCGACTTCTCAATCCTGACGATCTCGTTTTCGACATAGGGCGGGATGGAAGGCGGCTCAAGGTACGATGGTGCCGGGTCCTGCACGGTTGAGTCGTATTCGATGATCTCGCCCGGTGCTCCCTCGTACCGGACATTGGCCTGACGGCTCTTCATCAGTGCGGGGTTACCAAGTCTCCGGGCGTTTTCCTTGATCTGGGTCCTGATCGTGTTCAGGTCCTGCTGGGGGCCGCGAAGATCGGTAGTGACAGCGTGGCTCCAAAAGCGCCCCGGGACCCGGACTGAATCGAACTTGACATAGGGCATCGGGTCAAACGGCTCTTCGGAGACCAGCAGGGTTTCATTGGCCCAAACTGCCCACCAGCCATTGGGGTACTTGGACGAAGGCTTGCACCAGTATTCCTTGACCTTGACACCCCTGTAATTAGAGGTCGCGTCACCAAAGACCTGCCCTCCTGCAATCCAGCCCTCTGACAGGCCGGTTGGGATGTCCGAATCGGCGGTCGGCTCAAACGGCTCGCCGGTCACGGTAGTCGGGTAGCGCCTCCGCACATACTCAAGCGAACGGACCTTCTCTTCGATCATCCATTCGATGTCCTCCATGGAGGTAGCCAGAGGGTCGGGGTACATCTCAAAGACGCTCATCACTTCGACTACTACATCGCCCTGTGCAATCTCTTCCGTGCGTACCTGATTCATGAATTCAGGGTCGGCCAGCATTTCCGGCGGCAGCAGGTCGATCTCGTCAGGCTTCAGGGGCGTTCCGTCTGAGGGGTTCATCAGTGGCCCGTCAGGACCCGCGAGGTACTGCGTTTTCTCGCCCTTGCTCTTATCCCAAAACACCTTGAGAAAGCCGTTGGCGCAAATATCTGCCCAAAGCAGCGCGGCAAACAACTTGCTCTGCAACTTGAGTTCTACCCAGTCGTTTTCCAGCACGCGCTCCGCGACCCGGGCGGCGTCAATGGCTGAATCATCGGCAGTCTGCGGCGTAGCCGAAAACATCGGGCGATTCTTGGTCTTGCGGGATACCCGACTTGTGATAACTGGGGTGATGCGGTTATCGGTGACCAACTGACGGCGCGGGTCGATCTTGGGACGGGCTACCCGTCCTCCGGCGTACATGACCCACTGAAGCCCGGCAAAGAATGCCCGGTTAAGCATCCAATCAGGCTCCTGAACGACCCGGGCCGTCTTGGCCTGATCGAACTTCCTTTTCAGGTCACCGATTTCCATTACGCGGCCTCATCCGGGGGCGGGTTGCCATCTACGACAGTGCCCACAAGGTGGAGATCGTCATTGATCTCATTGACGACTTCTTCTGGCCCGAACATTGGGACTGGGGGCTGAAACTCTGGGCGCTGAATCCGCTCAAGCAGCGAGTTGCGTTCAGCAATCATCATCTCGCGCTCATTGGCCATCTGACGCTCATTCTGCAGCAGCAACTCAATGTAGTAAGCCGCGATCTGGTCTCGTTCAGCCCGGGCTTCTGCGTTTACCAGCGCAAGCAGGTAAAGGAACCCGGCCATTACGACTACAAAAGCAACAGCAACGACAATTGCGATCATCACACCAGTCCTGTCACTGAGAGGTTTTCGTTGGCGTTGCGGAGAAAGCCCGTAACCCAATCGGGCGAATCTGCCGCCTCAACTGACAGCAAACCATCTGCGTCGGTCGCAAAACCCGGGACAACGCCGTAAACCGGGGCGGCTTCTGTGGTGACAGCCAGATACCCCTCTACGGTTCGGAGAAAACCGCCCGACCAGTCTGATTCCGCTGGGTCTACCGATACTACGAGTCGTCCGTCGGCGTCAGTTATGAAACCCGGGACTACGCCGTATCGCGCCTCTGAGTCATCAGTGGTAACGGCGAGATTGCCGTCACCGTCAGTCACAAAACCCGGAACTACAGTTCCGAAAGTCTCACTTCCCGTTAGCGCCACTGGCCGCTGCCTTCTTCTTTCCCTTGCTGACCTTGCTGCCCCGGGCGCGAGAGGCACGGACACTCTTCAGTTCGTCTTCATGGCTTTCTGGGCCAACGATCTGAGGCTTGCCAGCCGGGCGCTTGACCGGATGGTCGATCAGCGTGCCAACGGTGTGCGTCAGGTGCGAGATGGCCTTATCCTTGTCAGCGATTTCGTGCTCCAACTCAACCGTGCGCTCAACAAGGGCTTCCTTTTCTGCCACATAGCGCTCAACATTGTCAAGGCCCAGCAGCCGGGCAGCCTGCTTGACGCAGTGCTCACAAATGATGATTTTGTCTAGGTAGACATGCACGCCTTCAGCGTTGGGGTCATCAATGACCGGCCCGTCGTAAGCCGACTCAAAATCGACAAACTCTGGTCGGGGGTCAAACGCCATCGGCGGCTGGAGGCACACCGTGCAAACGGTCGGGTTATCGGCTCCGGTCAGTCTCATCGCTTTCCTTTCTTTGCGGCCCTCATGTTGTCAACCAAGTTGGGGTACGGACGCCCGGCCTTCTGGGCGCTGCGCTTGGCAGACGCCAACTGCCCAGCCGTAAGTTTACGGCTTGGCCCGGCAGGACCCTTCTTTTCCCAAGGGGCCTTCACCATCTTCTCTGCAAGCGCCTTTGCCTGCTTATAGCCCTTAGCAGAGCCTTTCATCAGGTGATGATGAAGTTGTAGTTCAGACGAGCCGGAACCTTGTCGGTCTGAGCGGTGCCCAGAGTCTTAATCGCGTCGAAGATCGCGCCGGGGTCGATGTCTACGCCGTCGAAAACGAGCGTGATCTGGACTTCGCCGCGTGCTTCCGTGACAACCGGGTTCAGGTCCGTATCGTCCATGAACGCTTCGGTCTCGGTCTGGGTGTAAACCACTTCTGTGCTGGCAGCCATAAACTCTCCGTGTCGGGGGTTAGTACTTCGGAAAGCGTAGCACCATTATGCGACTGAAGTTGGTGGAGACGAAACTGCGTCGTAGTGCTCCCGGGCCATCTTGTCTATCTGAGTTTCTGTGTTGATGATTTCTTCGTGCGGAAGGTAGGGGCGAGACATTATGGCCAGTCGTGTTGCGTCCATCAAGTGGTCATTTGCCTTGACCGGGACCGGCTTGCCTTCGTCTTCGCCGTGCCGGGGCGGTTTCCTCCATCGGTAGGTCCTGATCTCCTTGAGGAAGTTGGTGCAGTCTTCAGTTACATGAAAGCGGTCGTTCTGCAACCGTTCCTTGACCCGGTTGATTCCGGCGGTGACTGAGTTTTGGCCCGGGATTGTGACGATGCCGTGGTCGGCAAATTCGGATTGGTCACTTCGTCCAGTTTGAGAGTTGCGGTTCCGGGCGGCAGGGTCGATGACATTGTAGATCGGCTCGCAGTTGTAGTAGGCGTTGGTGCGGTGTATTTCTTCGCAGACCTGCGCGATGGTCATGTCCTTAAAGTAGCCCTCTTGGAACATCACCATGTGGTCGTCAGTTGTCAGGTAATACCAGCCAACGGCACAGGCGTGCCTGATGCCCGGGTCGATGGAGACGATGACATTGACATTTTCGGGCAGGTCCCGCACCGGGGGGATGACATGGCGCTCGCGGTCGAAGTCTGGGTAGATAAGCCCGGAAAGGGCGACGAACTTGCCTTCCTCACGGGCAAGCCGCTCTTCACGCGACAGGCCACGCAGGGCCTCCTTCTTAGCCTCTTCAGACAGCCACGGGTTGTCGTCCATGTGAACGGTGACCAGCCCCAGCCCATCGTGTTCGATAATGCCGTCATGGCGCTCCGCTTCTTCCATGGCAGCCTCAAACTCATCGAACATATGAGTCAGCCCTTCCACGGGGGTCATCGTGAATAGCAGGTCTCCCTCGCGGCGCATGACGCGCAGCCGGGCCTCCTGAAGATGAATCCGGGCAGGTTCCTCATCCATGTGTACCCGGTCAAGCGTCGAACCGCCCCACTGCTGGGCTTCCTGCTGGTAAGTCTTAAACTGGTAGTAAGAGCCGTTCTTCAGATGCAGAACATGGTGCTGCTTGTCGTAAGCAGATTTCCACTTATCTCCGACCAACTGGTTGACCGGAATCCATTCCTGCATTTTCTCAAATACGAAGTCTTCGATCTCTTCCCGACCCTGTGCAGCAATACGGCAGCGAAACGGAGGACGGTAGCGCTTAAAATGTTTCAGGTGGTCAGGCACCATGTCGGCGTCGATGCCTTGGATGATGTCATCAATGATGCCCGAAGTCGTCTTGCCTGACTGGTTGCCTCCGATGAATGCTTTGCGGCGCGTGGTGAATCCGTGGAAGGCCATCTGCTTTTGGTGCACTGGCCCGAATGCCGGGTTGTTGTAGCGAAGCAGCGGGTTAGCCTTTAGAGCATGCTCTAGGTCCTTGATGGCTTTGACCGCTTTGTCCCGCTCTTCGGGCGGCAGGAGATCAAGTTTCTCCTTAGCGATCTTTACAGGGGCTGCCACGCCCACAGGGTACTAAAAGAGCGTGGTTTGTCCCACCAGCAACTTGTAGCGTGCGCCCCTGCGTCCGTCTTCCCGGGTGAAGCGCTCCGTTTCGATCATGTAGCCCAAGTCTTTGATCTCGCGGATGCGTTGGGAGGGATTGCCAGAGAATCCGTTACGACGCAGGTAGAAGGTGTCTACCTCCCCGCGCTCTTCCAGCAGATTGATGATGCGGTCACGGTCTGAGACTTTCTTCATGGTGGCCTTTCAGTCGATTGTCCCTAGAACGATTAGGGCTAAGAAGTAGCCTATCGCCGCTGTCAAGAAGACCAGCGTAATCAGTCTTTCGCGCCTCAATCCAAGAGTCCTTCTTTTCGCATCTGGCGCTTCCAGACCCGGATGGTAGCCATTGAGACCCCAAGGTCATTTGCGATCTGCTTTGCCTCTACCCCGGCAAGGATGAGCATTCTGCCTTCGGCCTTCCGGGCCTTCTGTTCTTTCGGGGGAAGTTGGGTCTTTCCTTCATTTTTGTTCAGTTGATTTTCAGACCAGACATCATCTGGAACCAGACGACTGGAGATGTAGTGGTCGGTCATTATCCGGTCAACTGCGCTGGAATACAGATCAGCCCTCTGGCCCTGTTTCCAGTCGTACCACCGTCTTTTCTGAGAATCAGTCAAGACAGTCGGGTCTACCCCCTCTTCCTCAACCAACCACTTGATGAACTTGGGTCCGTCAAGGAATCGTGGTTCTTCCATCGTTTCAGTCATGCGGTCTCTCCTTATGGCGGTTGATGCGATGACTGAATCATATACCAGTTGTCAAGCCAAATTCCTGCAAAATGCGAACAAATGTTTCCGGGCTATATGCGGGACACGCTCGGGTTACTGGCTGGAGGCATACTGCCCCCTGTCTAGGAGGACAGTTATGCGGTGCACGACGGGAACTGCTATCGGCACTGTTATCGGGGTCAAACGCGGCTAGGCCCAGCATTATCGCTCCCCCGACCTGCCTGCCTGAATAGGCACTGGGGCGGTACATGATCTAGCGAGATAGGAGGACTGGTCCCTCTAACGGACGAGATTGGTTGCTTTACGCCTGTATATGCGGTAGGCTGCAACCAAGAAGATGGGGTACTCCCAAACCCATCGTAGCACCCGCGTCAAGCGGTAGATGCTCGCTTAGACCCCGCTGGCCTCCCGGCGGGGTCTTTGCTGTCTTGCCCCAAAAATTTTCCCGACCAGAGACCTACCCGGTCGCCGGGCCATCGACGGACCAACCCTTCTGCCTCTGAGAGCGTCAGGGGATAGATGATCTGCTTGCCGTTATGGAAGACGGCCCAGATGCGGGGAGGGCTAGACCGCAACTACCGACAGGATGCGTGCCTCTGGAACCCCGGCAGCCTTGGCCGCGCTGATAGCCGACTGAAGGGCCTCAGAAGCGTCCTGTGCTGCGTTTTGGGCTTTCCGGTACTTGGCAGCCATCTCTTCGACTCGCTGGAGCCATTCGTCTCCGTAGGCGGTCGGGTCGGTTGGTTCGGTCATCTGAATACCACTGGGGGATTCGATCATGTGAGAAATGCTACAGAAGTGTCAAGACATCCGTATTCACAACTCGTCTGGCGACTCGTTGCTCATGTAGGGGGGCTGGGGTATCTGGCCGTCTGCCGGGACTCCGGCCTCGCCTGAGAGCACTTGGGGTGTGGGTGGGACCCATATACAAACATCCATGCATCGCCGGGCTTCGCCCGGTCCCCTGCCCCTCCCTGCCTGTCGGACAAGGGGGTCTGCCTGTTCGTCCAGCCTCCCCGGGGTCACCTGTCAGCCAACTGAGTGTCGGGTCATGCCACCCAGCCCACCCAGCCGCCTGACCACCCAGCCCTGTCTCTTCCCTGTACATGGGCAGGTAACGGTTGCCCGGAATTCCGCAATGAATCTTGCAGTGCAGCATTGCCAGACATGGAGCCAAACTAGGAAGAAAAAACCCGCTATTTGCGAAGTAGGTCTTGACAGGGCTGCAAAGGGTCTTTACCGTGCACATGCACAAGGTCCGAAACGGTCGGACCACGACAGATGGGAGACACCATGAGCAAAGCAATTATCAACCTGTACCCCGAAGAGATCGAAGTCGGGGACACCATCGAACACTGGGCCAAGGATGAGACGCTGCAGCGGGGCGAAGTCATCCAAGTGGACAGGGACGAGATCAGGGAAGGCTACTGGCTGAAGGTTGCCGGAGACTTCGGACCATGGGGCCTGTTCCTGCCGCAGGATGAAGAAGTCATCGTCGAAAGGGAGGACGCATGAAGGTCCGTTTCTACATCGAAACAGTGCCGTGGGGCAATGGTGCCCCGCTTGAGAGTGACCAGTGGGAGCAAGTCGGGTGGCAGTATGCCATCAAGCGGTACCGCTACCCCGGTCAGGTCTCCCCATGGGTGAAGACCTACGAGACGGAGGACGCAGCCCTGAAGGCCGTGACACGGATGATCGAA